TTCACAGATAGTTTTAATTGCCCGCAAGATTTCTGTATCACGAGAAACTTCACGGCCAGTTTTAGTAACACCATCTACATAGGCATACTGACTCATTTTAACACGTCCAACTTGACCTTTGTATTTAGGCCCATCTGGTTTGTCTCTGTTAATAGCAAAACCTTCAAATCCAGGAATCTCTTTTGTTTCTAACTCCAGGATAACATGGTAGGAGTTTTCTACAAAAGTGAAAGGTTCTAGTCTTACTTCAAGAATCTTTGCTGTTACATTTCCTGGCTCAATTGTTTTTGAGACATAACTACCACCACCATCTGTGGTTACTTTTTTTGTGCTTAGTGCCATTTTTGATTGATTTAAAAGTTAATGATTGATTTACGTACTAATTCTAGATCGTTAGGAATCTCATCTGATTCAAACATTTCGAGTGGTGCTTTACATGTGTTATCGCCACTGTTCTTTGTCTCAAAGACATATCTAAGATTATTGTCCTTGTCTTTCTTTACCTTGCCATATAGTACAATGGAAAATAAACCTTCGAGAGTAAGTTTCTCGTCAATCATTTTACCGATTGTTTTAGCTTTGGTTTTACGAGCGCCGGTGCTATCATAAAAGTCTTCAGCATGTGTAAGGAAGAAGATTACAAGATCTTGTCTCAAATCTTTTGGTGTTTTAGCAACAGCTGCTATACCTGCACCGATTTGAGTAAATTTCTCATAACCTTTTTCTAGAGCTCTATCAAAGAACTCAAAGCTTGACATATACTGCCAGTCATCAATTACAATAGTTTTGATTTCTGGCCGGGATGTAGATACATATTCTAAAGCTTTGATAATACCTCCAGGAGTAGATGTATTACTCATGTTACCCTGGGGATAGTCTTTGCTTACAAGTATGTACTTTTCTCGCCAGCCTTTAAAAGGCAAAGGTTTGTTTGCAACGTTGATAATAAACGTTGTTTCAGGATCTAAAGTGCGGATGCTGGTAGACTTACCAGATCCAGACTCAGCAATGATTAAGCATGCTTCGGCCATCTTTCTTTGATTAATTGGTTTAAAAATGATTTGTCGCTTACAGGAGACTGCCACAATATTGCAGCAAGATCCTTAATAGTCATCTGATCAATGGGTGCGTCATTGTCAGGATCCATGATTTCAAAAGATTTACTCTTAGTCTTAAGACTTGGTAACTCTTTTGGTGCAGATTCAATTTTTGTATCTACAGTTACTTCATGTAACTCATCAACAGGAATTAAATATCTCACATGTCCAGAGCTAGTAGGTATAGTGTCATACTCCTCAGCAAAATGAGGATTGTATTTCCATCTATACAGTTTACGCTGTGGATCCTCGGGTTCTAAATTAGAACTAACATACTCTGTATAGACATCAGTGCCTCCGCTAAGTTCATTAGCAAAGAAGCCCATACAGTAATAATCTTTGTCTTGAGGTTTCCATGCTAACTTAGGAACAAAGTTAGCATCTGGGATTCCGAGTGCGTTAAATACTAGTTGATGATGTTCTTTTAATTCTTTGACGATTTCTGCTCTTGTTTTTGTTGACATACTATGTGATTTTGGTTAATGTTCTTTTTTCTTGTGTGGGTGGAGTATCTGTTTCTATAATCTGCATCTTCTCAAACTCTGCTTTAAAGAAACTCATTCTGTTATCGCCGTTTCTACATTTTAGGAAGTGCATGACAAGAATTTTGTCATCTTCAATAATGTATCTATCTGGGCCATAAAATCTAATCTTTTGTTTACCTGGCCGGTTTATACCAACTACCATGTCTGCGTGTTGCAACAAAGCATCGGCACCAAAAAGATCAGATTCTAGAATGTAGTTTCCATATTTACCATCTTCATTGCGCTCTGGCGAGTCAATGTTTCTGTTAAGCTGGCTTAATATGATAAAGGCTATAGGATACTTTCTTTTTAACTCAGTTATTGTTTCGCTTAAATTGTAAAGTGTTTCATATTTATCTTTCTCGTAAGTCTCTTTTTTAACCAGTAATGAATGATCTAAGGTAATAATTGTTTTTGTAAAAACCTTCTCTTCGTCAACTATTTCTGCGTGTTCTTCCATGTAAGTTTCTACGATCTTTTTGAACTCTTTTGTTGTGCATGGCTCATCTACAACATCAATTGGATACTTTACTCTACTCTTTGCATAAGCATAGCATTTAGTCAAATCTTCTGCTGTAAGTTGACCATCCGCGCTACATAGATACTTGTAAGATTTACCTAGATAACTGCTGTATTCACGAATAGCGGAGACACGAGCAAGCATCTCAAACTGAAACTGTAATACTCTAAACTTTTGCCCTTTATTAAGAGAATAAGCGCTTCGTATTATCTGGGCTGCAATAAGAGTTTTACCACTACCAGGTCTTCCACCAATAACAGTCATAGAGTTCCACTCAATACCATCTGTAGACGCGTCATTAAATTTTACCCAGGGTGTTCTGATGCTTTTAATCAAGCCTTCTTGTCTACCTTTTAGGTAGTTAAGAGAATCAACAAACCCTTCCTTTTGGCTTTTCCAAGCCTGTTTACCTTTCAACATATCTATCTATTTAATTATACTACTCTTTCACTAAAATGCTCGCTTCCTGGATCTTCATAGTTACCGGTTACAATCATTTCACAATAATTAGCCAGCTCAGATTCTGATGTACGATCAGGGAGAGTTTTACGAATAAAGTATTGGGATGTACGCATATAAAGATAGTTGCGTAATCTGTACTCATTTACGTAGAGCTCGGTTGCTTTAAGAACAATCTCCCATGAGTAATCAAAGTTTTTGAAGAACCATTTGAAAGAAGCTTCTAGATTTTTAGCATTTACTCGGGCTTGTTTACCACTAGGTAGTTTACCACGCGGGAACAGCATGTTGTAACTAGCAATGTTCTCTTCATAGTTATTACCAATAACCTGTTTAGAAACACTCTCAACTGTTTTGCTATATAGCGTTTCCATTTCAGTTAAAAGAGCTTCACCTTTTTCTGTGATAACTATTTTCTCCTCTTTCTCATCGTAGGTAACATACCCTTCTGATTTGAGTCGTCGCATTTCAAAGTATAGATTGATCTTAGTATGATCAATCATTATCTTTTCCTTGAAACACAACATAGCAAACAACTCATTGGGTGTTATCGACAGGTTCAGAGTCTGTTGAAAAAGAGTTATAAGTTTGTTCTTTGGATTTAAGCTCATGAATGCATTTGTTATGGATTAGTAACGTGTTGTAGTCTTTGACTTCTATAAGGTTTGTTATGGTTCTTATAGAGTATAAAACTGTAGTGTGGTTTTGACCAAGATAAGCGGCGATGTGCAATTTTACATGACCTAGATCACTAGCAATCTTAGAAAATACTTGTCTATAAATAGCTCCACCACGGCTTAAAGTCTTTACAGTTTCGCCGGGATACTCTTTTTCAATGACAGCATTTACTGCGCTCTCTATTGTTTCTAGAGGAAGCTTTGTGACAATATCTATGGTTTGTAGTGTTGTTATATGGAGTGTAACATCATACAGCCGCGCGATACGTTTACAAAATCTAGAGATCTCTTGATGTAAATCGTAGTAGTAATTTGGATTCATTACCACTCTATCTGTGGCTTCTCTAGTTTCTTTAGACATTCGTTTATCTTGTTGAATACATCCCCGGAATCCCAGTTCTCAAGTTTATTATGAGCTGCGGATGCGGGATGTGAAGTTACTAACTTTTTGTTGTTGTCAGATACACTATCTTGCCAATCACTAGCTTTTTTACCCATGTAAACATAAATAGTTTGAGGCTTGTGCCAATTGAGCATATCAAAGAGATAAGCTAGAAATGGTTGCCAGATAAGATAATGTTGGCCTACTTTGTTTACAGTTGTGGTAAGAGCAATGTTTAGTAACAATATGCCTTGATTAGACCACCTTGATAAATCTGGTTGAAAGTTCTTTTTCTCTTTGTATACTGTGCGCTCTATCTCTTTAAAGATATACTTTAGCGACGGCGGCACATGTTTAGAATCATTACTCACAGAAAAAGCTTTACCATCAGCTACCCCTACATAGGGATAAGGATCTTGCCCAATCATGACTACATTTAACTTATCATAGGGACAATCATAAAAAGCGCTGAACATTTTACTAAGAGAAGGAGTAAATCTTCTACCTTCTTTGGTTTCATGCTCTAGCTTTACTATGATTTTAGTAAACTCGTCACTGTAAATAAAGTGTCTAAGTACTGTTGCCCAACCAGATGGTTCTAATTTTGCGTGTAATTTGTCTCGTATGGAATCTATATCTATATTTGTCATAAACTTTAAACATTTAAATTATGGCTATTACAGTTAAGGAACTTGAAGATAATCACCTAGTATCAATAAAACTGAGTGGATTTTTCTATAAGCGTTTAAAAGGCATGTTTGTTAGATTTATATCTAAGCAAGATGAAGCCTTTACCAAAGCTTTTATTGAAAGCGAAAGTGATCCTGAAAAGTTCTTTAGATCTAGTGAAGATGCTTTTGATGTTGAAACTATTCTTATCCTTTTAAAGGAAATTGAAAAAGCCGCGGTTGATCAAAAGCAGTTTAATGAGAAAGAAATTCTAGAACCTGGAGACGAGGGGTATGTAGAACCTACTAGTGAAGGTTAAAACCTACTATATCTCCAATTTCTAGGCAGGCATTGATAGCCATACCTAGTTCCATTTTAGAACAGGCTGCAAAAGATTTGCACACTTTTACTTGAGAGCCGTTTATGTCTTTAACAAGGCATAAACCGGCTTTTTCTTTTACCTCATATTTCATCTCCTCGAAAGTATAACCCAGGAAATTTGCGAGTTCTCTTATCATAGCATGAACTTTAGCAAGCTGGGCTACACTCCCATCAGATTTAACGGCTTCTACATAGATTTCGATTGTGGCACCATCGGGGAGGTTCTTTAAAAACAGATCATACTTTAATTTCTCAGCATGATCAGAATATACAAGTTTTCCATTTTCTTTCTTAAGAACGCCGTGAAACATTAGTTGTTAGGTTTATCTATTGTGTGATCTACAGTAATGATGTTCAGAGTAAATCCTAACCAGCTGATCACAATCTCTCTTCTTTTTTCTAAGATTTGTGTGCAGAAAGGATCTTTACACTTTCTGGTATTGATGCAACCTTTCATGCAGGATTCAACTTTACCTGGTTTTTTACGCACTATCTGCGTATGTGGAATAAGATTAATATGTTGGTAGCTTTCTTTCCACCCGTTTACAAAAGTAATTGTAGTCATAGTTTTTCTTCAAAGGTATTAAGTTTTTAGTAAATGTATTTGCCTACCAAAACGGTTTGGCGTTGAGGGATTAAAGTTTACCTTGGTTTATTTTCCCACTTAAATAATTTTCATTGGATATTTTGATACCTAACCAAATGTTTTTAAAAAACTGTTTAATCTTTTTCATTTCTCTTTGGTGTTAAAGGTTTCGTTGTAGTATTGTTCTCCATACATAGCCATGCTATTCATATTTTCATAAGCCTTAATAATCTGCTCCTTCTCCATTTCTTTGGCTTTTTCAATAATATGTGATGGAATACCTCTGCAAGGAGCATATAATTGCTCAACCAACCACTCTACTGCTGTTTGTTGTTTGTTGTTGTTCATGGTTGTTGTTTAACGATTTCGATTAGTTTTTTAAGACAAGCAAGTTCTGCTTCTTCGTAGGTATTATATTCTTTAATACTAAGTATAACTTCATGAGTCTTTGATGAAGGATCCTTTTTATATTCACACGTGTATCTATAATAACAAATACTATCTGCTGTATACATTTTTTCTATCCAAGAACATAAACCATACTTCTCTCTAAACCATCTAAATACTTGCTGTTTAAGTGGAGCTGATATAACTTCATCACCATAAGAATCAAAATATTCTAAAGCATATTCATTAGCCATACATATACCTTTATTTCTAAAGACAATAGCTTGGTCAAAAATTTTAAAAGGTTCATCAAACCCTAGTTCTTTTAATGCTAGGGCTTGTTCATAAGGCACAAAGTCCTTTTCATAGTTTGTGTTCATAACTTATTTTTAAAGTATAGTTTTGAGTAATAAAAACTTCTTGGTTCATATGTTTCACTACCGCCAACTTGAAAGTGTTCTGTCTTTTCTTTAGCTATTGTGTAATAAGCATCTTGGCTGGTGATAGGACACACCGCGGGACAGATCTCTATCTTTGTGGCATAGGGTAAAATCTCTTTTATCTCATCAAAAGGCTCACCTTCGGCTGATAATTGAATACTACTTACGTATATAGTCTTACCTTGTTTGAACAGCGTTAATAACGCTTGAGATAAACCTTGGATTAGAAATGCTTCATCTACAGCAATGATATCATAATCTTTGCTGTTAGTTAAGATGTCATCTCCAGTAACAACGGTTTTACATTCCCAAGACAAACCGCTATGGGTTAATACATGATCTAGAGAGTATCTAGAATCTATCTTGGGTTTGTAAAGAATAATCTTTTTCTTTTGGTACCGCGCTCTTTCTAGCACGGATAATAACCTAGTGGTTTTACCGCCAAACATGGGGCCGGTAAATATTACAAATTCAGGAAACATAAGCTTTGGTTTAATGCGCCCTCCTTATAAACAGGAGGGCGCTAATTAAATTACCAGGAAATCTTAAATAAACCCCATAAGATACTAAAGGTTCTTCTTGTTGGAGCAATTCCTTTTTTAGTATTTCTACCTTTTTTCATACTTCTTGATTTAGCGTTTTCAACTTCAATGTAACTTTGATAAGTTCTTGCTAAAGCAATAGATGGTGTAGAGTTTCTACCAATTACAAGCTTACCATTTTCTTTTTTGATAAGGTTGTTTTTAAGTAGAAAACCTATTAATCTAGAATCGCATTTCATCTCTGTTCTAAGATCTCTAGCATTTTTTACATCATTTTGCTCAATGTGCTCGTAAATTCTCTTGATTAGCTCAAGTTTCTTTTTTGTTGCTTTAACGTCTGTTGTCATGGTTTTTGGTTTAAGAGATAAATAAAATAATCATAGTCTTCAGATAAATCACCGTCTAGTGGTAGATCATCTAGTAAGTTATCAAACTTTAGTTTTTTAAGATTTGGTGAGTAGCTTACCTTTTCGATAAAGAGTTCGACCATGTTAAGCTCTTTATCTGTTTTTGCATTTTTGGCTCGTCCATAGAAATAAGCTATGAGTAAACCATGTAACATGTAAAAAGATGTTTTGACTAGTTTTCCATATGTCAAAGGCTCCGTTTGAGTAATATATTGTCCCCTTGCTGTAGTGATTACTTCATCAATGGTTATATTATACTTATGGAGCTTTTTAAAAAGCTTTTTTAATTTTCTTAGCTCTTTAGGTGTACAGTTTAAAACGCCAAGTAGTATGTCTTTATTCTCTATCTTCATTGTCGTAGCGATATTCTTGTATACATGTTGGACAAAGTTTTAATCCAGAAATTTCATCTTGAGACATCTCTGAAATGATTTCAGAATCACAATTGGGACAAAGATTTCTTTCAAAGTCTTTATCTGAGGTCCCCGGTGGTAAATTTGATGAGTACATAGTTAAACAATTATGATTTCTACTTTTGTTAAGTCTAGGTGAGAAATGGCTTCGTTAA